AGAAACAACTGGTGAGAGAATTACACAATTGGAGATTATCTCAACAATTGTCTTTGCCTCCACAGATACAGCGGCTGCTGCTAGTGGTCTCGCTTCTACCCTTACGTCCATAGTAGCTTATAAGCCTTAAGCTACTGTAACTCTTACAATACCTGTTGCGTCCCAGGTGATTGTGAAGTTACCGTTAGTTGAAGATTGGTCTGAACCGAAGTCCACGTATCCAATCAATGGTGATGTTGATGCTGTACCTGTTGATGCATAAACAACTGCATAACGTGCTGTTATGGTTGAAGATGCCCAAGTAGTGTCAGCTGCATCCAAGATGATTACGTTATTAGCGTCATCATATGTGATTGTCTTTGATGCTAGAGTGTTTCCACCTGCTGTGTAACCAGTTCCTGATACTTCGTTTGTTACGTCATTGAAGTAGTCATGAGTATCCTGGTTTGGTGTGTATGAAGAAGTGGTTAGAGCTACCTTGATGGTATCTGTATCCCAATCTACTTCCTTGTTAAGAGCTTTTACGAGGAAATTACCGTATAGTTTACTTGGCATGTTCTATTCCCCCTTATGCTGTCTTCTCAACGATTGCGAATGCGCTGGCTTCTGCAATAGCAAAACCACGACGAACACGAGTCTTGAGCAAGACACCATCCTTAGAAAAGTCTGCATCACGAGAGATTGCTGACTCTACGCCACCACGAACACCATTGATCATCATGTTGCGGTTACCAACGATTAGAAGTGGGTTACCTGTTGGTGCTGCTGTTGCTGCGGCTGATAGAGCTGCTCCGTATGATACTACTAGTGGATATCCAAATAATGATCCTGGACGTGCACCTAGTGGATCTGGAAGAACAAGGTTTCCACCTGTTGTTTCCATGTTACGAATTTCTGCAAGCATCTTTGGGTGTGCGATAATTACTGTGTTAGCAGCATCGAAATACTTGCTTGACTCAGCAAATCCTAGAGCATTTGAAATGTCCTGGAATGAAACTGCTCCACCTGTCTGAATGATTTGTGAAGTTCCAACTGGGTTTGTGTAAACTGCACGATATAGAGATGTAAACGGTTGTCCGTCATCTCCGTCTGCTGCTGCATTTACTGCAAGGCAAGCGTTATCATACTTACGAGCCCATTGTGAAGCCCACTCTCTCTTGTATGTGTTTAGAGTGTCTACCAATGAATCATTGATATCTTCCTCTGAGATGTTGAAAATTTGTGCATACTTCTTCGCTGTCAGAACAACTTCATCTAGAGTTGTGTCTGAGTTAGGAATGTCTACGCCTTCAGCAACGATGCTTGGAGCATCTGATACGAAACGTGGAACACCCTTTGTGCGAGAAGCCATATTCTCACGACGAGCAAATGATTCTACAACAGAGTTAACGAGAGTTGCTTGAATAGCAACGGATCCCTTTTCCTCTGGAATATAACCATTATTTTCGGTGAGATCTGTACGACCTGCGGCCATGTTATTTCTCCTTTTATTAGTTAATTTGAATTTTGAACATATAATCGTCCGAATATATTAATCGCAATCCAAATGTCCATCTGGAGTTGCATAAGACAATTATACCTCAATTTATGTTATCTTAGTACTGCTTTTGCTTGTAAATCGCTTGCAGTTAGCACAACATCTACTGGTTTAGACATTGCGGTATCTGCTTTGCCACCTACAATTATTTTTGGGTCAAATAATTCTGGGAAATCTGATTTTAGAGTCTCAATTTGATCTTCTAATCCAGCAACCTCAAAATCATCTGTTAATTGCAATTGGTCTGTCTTGAGATATTTCATCAATTTAGATCCATTTGGAATCCCTAAGCTAGATAGACTTTTGAGAATCTTCTCATCCATCAATCTAGCCTGGGCCAAAGATGTTTTGTTTGTTAGTTCTGCTAATTGCTTTTCCAACTCCTCTTTTTCAAGACGGGTCTTCTTAGCTTCCGCTTTCGCCTTTTCCAAGGCTGAAAGTACGGCCTGTGGATCACGAATTTCGGTAGATGTACCTTCTACTTCGTTCTGCTCTTCCATTTTATTCTCCTAGGTTTGTTTCCTCAGCTGCTGCTTGCTGCAGCGCTAAATTGTTTGTATTTAAGCCAGTTCCTGGCAAAGCTACTTCTTGTTGTGCTCCAGATGCATCTTCAATAAGTTGTGCCATCTCTGGATCATATCCAAGCTCCAATAGAATTTGTTTTACTGGCAAACCAACAGATCTTTTACGAACTGCGATATCCCATTGGTCAAGAGAATCAATTGACTCTGGTGACTTCCAATCAATTTCTACTTCAGCATTAATTCCTTCAATTCTAAGCATGAACTTAAATAAATCTCTCCAAGTTGAGCCTAAAGCTAATTGACGATTTAATACTTTCTTAAATAGTGGTGCTTCTGCTACACGCAATGCTTGACCTGATGGCAAATACTGTGTGCTTGAGAAGTAATGTACTGGTGTTGATGTAATTGCTGCCATGTCAGATACAAATTCATTAACAGGATCTGTAAATGTCTTTGGGTCTGCCGCTGCAAATTGTCCAACTGCTGCTACACCTTGTAGATACCAAAGTTGTCCTGGGCCATTCTGCAATGATCCAAGATTTTCTCTTGCTGTATCATCTTCTGAAAAATCAGTAAATTCATTTGAATTTCCGCCATTTGAAAGGGCATAACGCTGTGGAGCACCCTGATAATCAACTGTATACATGTGAGTTGAGATTAATTTGTTAATTGCATCTTGTGGACCAAATGCATCAGCATGTTCTGGTCTTCCAAATGGCTTGCTTGTGCGGAAATGGAATACTGGGCATTCTCCCCATGGGTTTACAACTGTTTCCATCAAAGAAAGGTTTGGAACGCCATTCATAAACTCTAAATCGCCCAATCCTTCATATTTTTCAATTCTGTCAGCATAATACATGTTTAGACGAATTACTTTACGATCTAATTCATCTGTAATCTGCCATAGCTTTGCTGCAAATGACTTAATACGAGGATTCTCTTCATCATAAATTACAACTGTGTTTAGCGGTGAATTGTAATCAATTGCTAGTTGTCCTTGCATATCTGGCCAAATAATTGCATAAGCATCGCCATAAACAAGTACATTCTTATGTATTTCGTTCATATCTAGCTTTATATCTGTTTGATCAAAGACTGTGTTGATAAATTCATTACCTTGTGGGCTTGTTGTCTCAACTTGTTCAACCTCTAATCTATTTAATACTGCATCTACTACTGTTTTGCTAAAATTAAAGCGAAATGGCGTAAATGAGTTAAATCTGTTCTTTTCGTATCTAAATAATCTATACCAGCGCTGATTTTGAAAGACTTCATCATTGATTCCTTCATAATATGCCTCAGCGACCTGATATCTTTCTCTATTGGCTATGATTTTATCAATAGCCTTCTTAATATCTGTCATTTTATCTCCTTAAGTAATTTAACTGCTTAACAAGTACCTTTGGAGCTTTGTTCTCCAAGAAGTATAAGATACCTGAAACAACCGCATCAAGAACGTCATCGTGGCTTACCTTTGGAAAGGACCACATCTGTTCTTCTAGCGCTGGGAAGTGTGCGGTATGTCTAATTTTTCCCTGCTGATAATAATTCAATGCTTTACCAGCACGAATTTGTTTTGATACAGATTGTCGTATTGATCTATATTTTACAGGAATATCTTTGAATACATCCTTCCAAAGATCCCCACCTTGGTTTGTTTCTACATAAATAACACCTGGCTCATATAAATCTACCAGTTGTGCTACTTTTGTCGACAATTCAGAAGGAGAGACTTTCAGCTGAATAGCCTCTCTTACATAAACATTGTCATCTTCACCTCTGCTCAATACAGCAATACCTGTATAGTCAGAAATCTTATTCTTTGTTACTGCGGGGTCAATAGAAATAATTGTATTTCCATATTCACCCTCCCCAATAATTACATCTTCATATGTCCAGAAATTACCATCAAGGTTAACTGGCTTGTTCATATAGTTCT